CCATCTCGGCAGAAGTGAGAGCAAACTCCAAGCCCTTGAGGGGCAGCTACAGCAGCGAGAACAGCGCGAGCAGCAAGCCCGTGCTGAATGGGGTGTCAGGAATGCACGTCAGGGGATCGACGGTTTCGCGGACGAGAAGTCAAAGGACGGACGCCCTCTGCGTCCCCACTTTGATGCCGTGCTGCCGATCATCCTCGACATGTTCAAGGCCAATCCGAACCGCGATCTGGCCGCCACCTATGACGCCGCCTGCTGGGCTCACCCGGAAGTCAGGAAGCAAATGTTGTCGGCGGAGCAATTCCGCCAGCAATCGCAGTCTGACATTTCAAGGGCCCGCATCGCGCAGCGGGGCAACACGCGGGGTGTCACAACCCCCGTGGCGCGTCCCAACGGCGCGGACGGGCCCTCGAAAGGGGGCATACGGGATGCGATCGAGCGTTCTGCCGACGAGGTTGGCTTCTGATCTCATGAGGAGCCATCATGGCCGAACCTACCGTCACGCAACTCGTCGCCACCACCATCCAGAACTACCACAAGCAGTTCGCCGATAACGTCTCCAACTCGAACGCCGTCACGGCGCTTCTTCGTGAAGGCAACCGCGTTCGCGTCATCGAGGGCGGCCGGGCCATCGCCTGCCCGCTGACCTACGCCGAAGAGACCTTCGCGTGGTACCTCGGGACCGAATTGCTTTCCCGGGCCACCAAGGAGACGATTTCCGAGGCGCACTACGACCCGGCGAACGCCGTGGCCTCCGTGACCCTCTCGGGCCCTGATCTGGCTAAGAACCGCTCGCGAGAGCGCATCTTAAATCTCCTTGAGGGCAAGCTCGACAACGCCGAAGCCACCATGAAGAACAACATCACCAAAGCGGTCTACGGCGACGGGACTGTTGCGAAGAGCTTCGTCGGCCTCAAGGGCATGGTGACGCCCGATGGCCTCGGCCTGATCGGCGGCATCGACAGCGCGACGTGGACGTTCTGGAAGAACCAGTTCCAAGTGGTCGCCCGCGCCACCGGCCTGCAATATCCCGCCCTCAAGGCCGCGATGAACGCGCTCTGGATGAAACTCATTCGCGGTGCGGAGAAGCCCGACCTCATCGTCGCCGACGCCGAAATCTACGGCACCTACGAGAGCGGGTTGCAGGAGAACCAACGCTATGCCGACGCGAAACTGGGAGCCCTCGGCTTCGAGACGCTGAAATACAAGAGCGCCCCGCTGGTGTTCGACGGCGCGGCAACGGGTATCACCGGGGCCTACTTCCTCAACACCAAATACATGAAGTTCGAGATTTACTCGGGGCGTAACTTCGAGGCCCTCGACCTTCCCGATCAATCCCCCGACATGGACGCGGTGACGCGGCATCTGGCCTTCATGGGGGCCCTGACGCTGTCGAACCGCTCGATGCAGGGCAGGCTGACCGCTAGCGGCACCTGACCTCGTTAACGGCGGCCATCTGCGGGGAGCATGGCCGCCGTTTTCCCCCGCGCTTCCCGTGGGAGACAGCATGTCCGATACCCCGACGTTAGTGAGATTTTATTCCGGCTGGGAGCGCGACGGCAACGGCCCCGACGGGATGCCGCTGTACCGCGAGACCATCCGCGTCCGCATGGACCGCCCGCCTTACCTCTCGATCGAGCGTGAAGCCGAGGAAGCCGACTTCGCTGACCACCCCGGGCCCTTCGAGCTTTATCAAAAGACCTGCGAGGGCCGCAAAACCATCGTCGGATACCCGCTCGCCCTTTGGCCCGCCTGCCCGCCGCACATTTTCCAGATGTGCGCCGTGCGCGACATCCACACCGTCGAGCAGTTGGCGCAGACCGTCAGCAAGAAACGCCGTGCCGAAGCGGTCAAGGCCATGCCGCCGGATATCCTCGAAATCGCCGACCGTGCCGTCAAGATGATCGAATTGCACGGCAAAGCGGGTCAGTACGAGGAAATCGTCAGCAATCTGGAGGCGCAACTCGCTGCGCTGAAAGAGCAGTTCGACGAGGCGATCTCGACCATTTCGGCGCAGAAAACCCTGATTGACGCCCTCCGGCTGAAGGCAGCGGCATAATGGCGAGGCTCGCGACAGTTCTGGATGCGGTGTCCGATGCCAGTCTTGAGATCGGCATCGTGCAGCGCCCCGTGACCAACATCGTCGGCACGGCGGATCAGGACATCGCGCAGATGACGGCGCTCTTGCAAAACGTCGCCGACGAGTTGCTGCTCGACCCTCCTTACCGGGATCAACTCGGCGACGGCAACTGGCTGATCGACGCGGGCGGCGTGGTCAGAAAGTCGAGGCCCACCGCCGACAGCGACGTCATCCTGTTCGACGCGCGGCTCGCCGTCTCGGGCCTCAAGTACCGCTTCCTGAAAGCCAAGGGCCTCGAATACGGCGAGGAGCAGCGCGACTTCATCGTGCGCCTCAACAAGATCGCGGGCCGCAACGCGCCGGTGATCGACCTCAACGAAGATGTGGGGCGCGTGCAATGAAGATGTTCCCCGCAGGTGCGCTCCCTCTCAAGAACCGCCGGGGCACGCCGACGCGCCTTCTCAATAAAGGCCGCCCTGCCGCGAAGGTCGCGCATTTTTCCGCGCCCCTGAAAGGGCTCTCACGCAATTCCGAACTCACCGAGAACGACCCTCTGCTCGCGTCGATCCTCACCAACTGGATCGTCGAGGACGACCGCATCAGCGTGCGGCCCGGCTACCTCAAGCTGGGCCAGATCGCGGCCAACACGCCGATCTCGACCATGATCCCCTATTACGGCTCCCCTCAAAAACTGGCGGCGGCCTCGGGGGGTAAAATCTACGACCTCGCGGGCGCGCAGATCGCCGCCGGGCCCTACGGCAGCGACGATTGGGCGTGGACCTCTTTCAGCAACCTCTCCTCCGACGACTTCACCGTCATGGTCAACGGTTTCGACGGCGTGATCTCGTGGAGTGGCACGACTTTCGCCGTCGAGGCGGTGACGGCTCCACCCGCCGAGACGTGGGTACTGCCCGCCAAGTTCGACAAGGTGCTCTCGCACATGAACCGGCTCTGGTTCGCCGACAGCCAGAACCTCGCGGTGTATTACCTCCCCATTCAGACCAAGTCCGGGGTCGTCGATCTGCTGCCGCTGAACGCGATCTTCAAGCGGGGCGGCACGATCCGCGGCATCTACACATGGTCAATCGACGGCGGCATGGGGCTCGACGACGCCATCGCGATCTTCACCTCCAACGGCGAGGTGGCGATCTACAGCGGCGTCGATCCCGAGAGCGATTTCAAGCTCGTCGGCATCTTCCGCTTCGACGCCCCCATGTCGAAAGACAGCATCATCAATTTTGGCGGCGACCTCTACGTGATGATCTCGACGGGCCTCGTGCCGATGACGACGCTGCTGCGCGCCGAGAGCGAGCAGCTCGGCAAATCCGACATCAACGTCATGAAGGATTTCGAGGAAGTGGCGCGCGGCAACCGCGACGTCTACGGCTGGCAGGTGATCCTCAACCAGCACACCAACCACGCGATCTGCAACATGCCTGTTGGTAACGGCAAGTACCAGCAGATGGTGCGGAAGATGCCCGCGCAAATCTGGAGCAAGTGGACCGGCGTCCCGGCGCGATGCTGGGGCTGGCTCAACAACCATACTTACTTCGGCTCCGAGACCGGCGGAATTTACGTCGGCGGTGCCGAGTATTTCAACGACAACGGCGCGGCCATCGACGCCGATGTGAGCTTTGCGTGGTCGAGCTACCGCAGCATGGCGAAGAAGAACTTCAAGCTGGTGCGGCTGTATACGCTGACCGACGGCCAGCCGAGGCCCTTCATCGACCTCGAAGTGGACTACGAGCACAAGCCGCCGATCAACCAGCCTGAAGTCACCACCGGGCCCGACGGCGGCGCGGTCTGGAACACGGCGACGTGGGACGTGGACTATTGGGCCTCGACGCCGACGTCGAGGCAGAATTGGCAGGGCGTCACCGGCCTCGGACGTGTCGGGGCCCCGCGCATTCGCGTTAGCGTCTCTGGCGCGTCGTTCGCGCTGACCGGCGTGGACGTGATCTACGAGCTGGGAGGGCTGATGTGAAAGTCCAGTTCGGCGATCTTCCCCTCGACGCGCAGCAGATGCTCACGCAGCACCTCCGCGTGGACTTCTCGCGCTGCGACTTCAGGGCCCCGCGCTGGTTCTCGGCGTGGGCGCGCAATGAAGCGGGGAGTATCACCGGCATCTTCGCCATCGAGTTTCCGCACTGGTTCGAGGGCAAGATCACGGTCATGGTGCTCGACCCCCGCTGCATGTCACGCCGCGTGCTGCGCGCGATCTTCACGGCGGCGTTCTCGCAAGCAAGACGCCTCACCGCCGAGGTCGAGCCCGACAATCGTCGTGCCCTGCGACAGGTGCAGCGGATGGGATTTATCTACGAGGGCTATCGCCGCCTCGGGCTCGAAGGCTCGCGCGACACGCTCTGCTACGGCATGCTGAAGGCCGACTGCAAATACCTCCCGGGCTATCAGGGCCCGACCGTGCAGGCGACGCCGACGCTGCCGGATTACGTCTATGAAAGGGTCCACTGATGGTCACGCAACCCTCGGCACCTAACCCGTATGCGACGGCGGCGGCGCAAACCCAGCAAAGCCAAGCCGCGAGCCAGTACAACGCGGCCTCGGGCAACGTCAACGAGGTCAATCCCTACGGCACCGTGAGCTACAAGGCGGCAGAGCAGGTGCCGATCTACGGGGCCAACGGCCAGATCACGGGTTACGCCCCGCGCTACGAGCGCACGACGACACTCTCGCCCGACCAGCAGAAGTTGCTCGGGCTCGAAACCCAGAGCAAGTACAACCTCGGCACCACCGCCGTCGAGCAGTCGGCGAATTTGCGCAACCATCTCCAGAACAACCAGATCGACCCCAGTTCGTGGACGCCGTGGCAAACGGGGCTCAAGACGCAGGACACGCGGCAAGACGCGGGCCCCACGGATCGGGCCTCCATCGAGAAGGCGATGATGGACAGTTACAATCGCTCTGTCGCGCCGACTGAAAGAGCGCAGGACGCGCAGCTTGCGGCGCGCGGGCTCTCGCCCGGCGGTCAAGGCTACGGCAATGTCCAGATGCAGCGCGACGATAGCCGTGCCGAACAGGCGCGCCAAGCCTACCTCGCCTCCGGCAACGAGAGCCGCGCCGCGCAGGGGGCCTACAACGCCGCCGGGGCCCAGCGGTTCAACATGGATCAAGCCCTCGCCAGCTACTACAACAACCTCCGTGGCGCGCAGGGCCAAGAAGCCTACGCGGCGCGCAACCAGCCGATCAACGAGATCACCGCGATGATGAGCGGCTCGCAGGCGACCATTCCGCAGTTCCAGCCGTTCCAGAGTTCGCCGGTGCAGGCCGCCAACATCGCGCAGTACATCAACGACAATTACAAAGCACAAAGCGCCGCCGCGTCGCAGACCAATGCAGGGCTCTTCGGCTTGGCGGGTGCAGGCGTCAAGGCCGTCGGGTCGTATTACGGCGCATAGGAGATTAGGCCATGACTTCGAGCAGCGACGACGCCAGCAACATCATCGCGATGCTGCAACAGCAGCAGCCAGCGACGCCGATCCCGGGGCTGCCTGTTGCCGGTAAAGACAGCTCGGTGGGCGATCCCTACGAGTACGGCAAATTCCAGAGCTTCCTGCCGGAGCCCAAGTCCTCGGGCCCTAACGACATGGCGACGGGCCTTCGCCCGGAGATGCTCCAGTATCGCTCGCCGAACGGCGGCGGCAGCGACCAGCTTCGCAACCAGCTCGCGGCGACGATAACCAGCACGCCAAATGCCCCGGCGGCGGGACCGGCGACGGCGACCCCGCAGCCGAGCGGCGGCGGCTACACGCCGAAATACCTGCCCAACGGGCAACTCGATCCAAGCGACCCCGGCAACATCGCCCGCTACTACGAACTGATGGGCAGCAGCGGCGGCAGTCCAGCAGCGCCGACCTTCATGCCGACGAGCTAACCGATGGCCCAGCAATACGCCCTGCCGAACAAGAACAACCGGGTGGCGCTGCAAGCGCCGCCGAGGACCGCCACGCCCGCGCAGGCGGTGCCGGTGCCGGTGGTTCCTGCGGGCCCCGCGCCGGGCGATCCGCGCGGCATGGCGGGGTTCATCCGCGAGATGGCGGCGAAATACTACGTCAGCCCGGAGGTCGCGCTGCGGGTGGCGAAGTCGGAAGGGATGGGCAGCTTCCAGTCGGGCGTGTTCAAGAATGGCGTG